TTAATAAAATTCGCTCTTTAATTATTGCACACGCTAGTACAAGCACTAATGTTAAGTTGTTAATACCAAGAGGTAGTGTAGATAAAAGACAAGTTGAAGAAGAGTGGGGAAGAGCAGGAACAAGCGTAATTGAATTTGACGCAGAGCTAGGTGCACCTATTGTAGCAGGGCCAGTGCCTCTTCCCAATGAATTATATAAAAACGAAGCAGATGCTAAATACGACTTAGAGTACGGCTTTGGTATTTATGAACTTATGCAAGGTGGCGCATCAAATGCTCCAACTACTTATAGAGGAACAATAGTTGTAGACGAATTTGGTCAAAGAAGAATTAAATCACGTAGAGATGATATTGAAAGCGGTTTAAATCAATTGGCTAAAGTATGTGTACCGTTAATGCAACAGTTGTACACGGAAGAAAAAGTTATTAGAATTGTTCAACCTAATGGAGAAGAAACAGAGGAAAGATTTAATTTCTACAAACAAATGGATAATGAAGATGTTATTAAATACCATGATGTTGGTGTAGGAAAATATGATATTGTAGTTGTTTCTGGTTCTACATTGCCTACAAATAGAATGGCACTACTTAATACTTACATGGAAATGTTTAAGATGGGCTTAATTGACCAAACAGAAGTATTGAAAAAATCAGAACTTGTAGATGTAGAGGGAGTATTGCAACGTGCAGGTCAAATGCAACAAATGGCTGCAATGATAGAGCAATTACAAGCAGAATTAAAACAAGTCAAAGGCGATTTACAAACTTCAGATAGAGAAGCAGTACACGCTAAGAAACGACTTGAAGTAGAAAAATTCAGTTCAGGGTTAGATAAAATATCTAATAGGGCTGAAGCGGCAACCAGCTTATATCAAGCTAGGTTAAATGATGAAAGAAAAAACCTAATGAACTCGAATGAAATCAAACAGGCTAAAACCATATTTGACGAAGACGAGAGTTAGGAAGGAGAAATAATGGAAAATCAAGTAAACGACACAGTAATAGATGAGCAGGGAACGGATTCGATTGTAGACCCAACCCCTACTCAAGAAGACATTTTTGACGAAGTGTTCAACATGAAATCTGATGAACCGTTTCAAGCTAATGCGGAAACTCAGGTGACACAAGAACCGATTGTAGAAAATGAAACTTTAAGTACTCAACCTATTACTGATGCAAAGAGTGACCCTAGTCAATTTGAATATTGGCAATCACAGGCAGATAAACGAAATCAAGAGTTAGGCGCTATGAAGCAAGAATTGGAAACAATGAAAGCTCAAATGGCTAAAAAAGAGGAAGTTGTGGAAACTGCTCCAGAAGTAGTTAAACCAGTAAAACCTGCGAAGCCAACTGACTATAATCACTCAGAGGCTCTGGCAGACCCAGAAAGTCCTTCTGCTAAATACTTAGAGCAGAATCAGGCATATTTGGAGTCTATGAATGACTATATCTTAGAAAGAGATGCAAGAAGAGATGCTGAAATTGCAGAAGTGCAGGCACAACGCCAAGCTATGCAACAACAGCAAGACACTATTAATAATTTACAAGCTAAATATGGATACACTCCAGAAATGGCTAATAATTTTATTGATACAATGTCATCTCCTGAATCTTTATCGTTAGATAATTTAGTAAAGTTACATCAGCTGAATATTGGTGCTAATGCACCTCAGGCAAAACAAGTAAGTCCACAAGCACAGCAAAAACAAGCTCAATTACAACAACGACAAGATAAGTTAGGTATTCCTAAGCCAATAGGTGTACAGCCAGGAGTCAGTGTACAATCGCCAAAATTAAGTAACGAAGACGAACTGATGAATGCTATGATTGACCA